GAATTAAAATCTTGGTTTACGGTTTCTTCTATTGCACGTATTTGATTTGGTCGCAATTGATTCATTCTAGTTACTCTTCTTAATTTTTGATTTATTGTATCAATTTTTTTTATTTTAAAAAAATTGATGAAAATCAAGTTTAATTTGAGTTAAAGTTTCCGTTAAATGTCGCCGGTCTTACTCCTTTTGGATATCTTGATGCTGGGAATGATGTGTAAGCTTGACGAGGATTGCTTGTGAAAGCGGGACGATTGTTACCGTATTGCCAAGTCAATGTTTTATAATAAGCTTGTGAGTTTAAAAAATCAAGACGACCTTGGGCACATTGAGTTTTCTGAGGATACCAAACCCATTGAGTGTTGCCAATTTTTGGTGCTGTTCCGGCTTTCAACATGCTTAATCCACTATGTGCATCGCTATGATTAACATAGGATTGGATGCTTCTAACGATTCTAGGACGGCCCGCCATGTATATTTTACTAAGATATTTTATTTTTTCATAAAGATTAAAATAAAAGCCTTCTGAGGGGATTGAACCCTCGGCCTCTCGCTTACAAAGCGAGTGCTCTACCACTAAGCTAAGAAGGCAAATCATAAATGCTCACAAAAATTTATAATTGGAGAATTTGGGATTCGATCCCAATACCTCACGCATGCTAAGCGTGCGCTCTACCAATTGAGCTAATCCCCCACATTTAACCCACCCGAGACTCGAACTCGGAACCTCAAGATTAGAAGTCTTGCGCTCTATCCAATTGAGCCAGTGGGCCATCCCACACATTCTACTCTAATCTACTCCCAAATTTATACCCCCCAAGGGCGCCCCATCACCCACAATATTCATGCATTCATTTCTTTAAGCATTTTTTTTAAAATTAATTATGTTGGATTATATATAAAATGAAACATGTTTTTCAGACATTTTTATTTCAATTACTTTGCATATTAATATTTGGGGTTTTGTATTGGAACTATAGTGACGAGTTTAGCGTGAATATTAAAGATGGTACAAAACGCGATTTAAGAATATTGGATTGTTTTTATACTAGCGTTACTGTTCAATCTGGCGTCGGTTATTCTATTTTACAACCAGAGACCAATGAGGCTGTACTAATTTTAATGACTCAACAATTAATTATGATATTCTCTAATATATTAATATTGTATTTGTTTTCTATGCATCTCATGTCAATCAGAGTAAAATAAAACAACCATAATTTAAGCTCCACAATAATTGCCAACACACCCAAGCCACTTAAATTTGGACTAAAGTTCAACATTCGGATTATTAAATGCCGAGCCCGAAAGATAATAACTAAAGCCATCGTAAACAACTGTTAATAATGCACTTCTTCGGTCAACAACTGTCAATGCTCCGGAAAAGTTAGTGTATACGCTGGGAGAAAAAGAAGGAGAAGCGGGAGCATTTATAGTTATTGTACCTCCAAATGCACGCAGTATAATAACATACTGTCCATTTATACTTGGCGAACCACTAAAATTAAATCTATCAATAACAACATCAAAAGATGAGGTTACAGTTGAAGTCCCAAACGTTGATGCTGGAAAAGATGCGTATAATGTATTGAAATCAGTATCAAGGGTTGTCTCAAATGTATTCATTGATTGAGGTGGTCCATCGGGTCCAGTTGGTCCATCTGGTCCAGTTGGTCCCATTTCTCCCGTTGCTCCGGTTAAACTTGCTTCTCCAGGAATACCTTGCGGTCCATCAGGTCCAGTTGGTCCCGTTTCTCCCGTTGGTCCTTGTTTACCTTGCGGTCCTGCCGTTTCTACAGTTTTAACATCACAACACCTCCTTGAATTTAAATAATTATTATAGTTTCCATACATCAAATATATAATAAAACGTTATTTTTATTTTATATTTTAACTAATTGTCAAATACTCTTCTCTAAATTTATCATATCCATTTTGTGCAATTGATTGCATGTCCCGCATAGTGCAACCAAACGATGCACCACTATGTCCTTTATATCCAAGTTCCTCAATTTTTTCATATATTTTACCAACCTTGGGGTTACTTGAAAACATGTAAGACTCAATATCCTTTGCCATAAAATCCCAAAGCTCCAATTGACTAATCGCACTATGTGCGGTTGTATACATTATACGCTCATTTTCATTAATAAACTCAAATTGACCGTTACCGACACTCGTCATTTCCTTGCCTTTGCGTTTTTATTATTTAAATACTTTGAATCAATTTTTTTAAATAATATTTTAAAGGATTTTGCTCAACGTTTCTATATTTTCTTTTGACAATGATTCAGGAAATTTTGTGTGGAAATGGATAATTAAATTTCCAGTATGACCTTCTCTCGTTAATCCCATATTTGGAATTACTTTTTGATACTCTGGAGGGATTATATTTCCGGCTAGATTGTTTATTGTATATGTCTTTCCATTTATATATTTCAAATCAAAACTGAATCCACAAAGTGATTCCTTGAGAGAAATGTTCTTTTCCATAATTAAATCTAAACCGCGACGATTAAAACAAGAATCATTATTAACTGCAATAAAGATTTTAATATCTCCCTTGCAATTTTCATTGATAATGTTTCCCTGGTCTTTTAACATTATAATTTCATTGTTGTCTATCCCCTTAAATATATCAACATAAACTGTAGTTGTTTCGTGTAATTTATTTCCATTTTCTAAAACCCATCTCTCAATTTCAACTGGCAATTTACCACCATTCAAAACTGTCTCCATATTAATTTGAACTGTTTTAACAATTGGTGGAGGTTTTTCAAATTGATTCATATTCACAGGCACGCCATTTCGGAATACTCTTATATTTGGCCCTCCGGGAAAACCGCCAGCAAATATTCCTCCTGGCATTCCATGCATCCCATGCATTCCTGGCATCCCATGTATTCCCGGCATTCCTGGTATTCCTCCAAAAAATAAACTTTCTAATATGTCATTCATATCAGGCTCACCGTGCCCACCAAAACTATTCATTCTCATAAATGGATTTCTCCTAGATGCATCATATTCTCTCCTTTTATCACCGTCACTTAATGTCTCATACGCTTCATTCACTTTCTGAAATATTTTGGCTTTTTCAACATCTCCTTGCGTCCTATCTGGATGATATTTGAGAGAAAGCGTCCTATAAGCCTTTTTTATCTCTTCATTATTTGCATTTTCTGAAATACCTAATGTATTATAATAGTTCTCCGACGACATTTTAATATTATTCTTTGAGATAAACTTAAATAAAAATTTACGAATATATTTATTAATGGAGCATAACCTCTTTATCAATAAATTTCAACCACTGCATTTTAAAGATTTTGAAGTAGATGAAGAAATGGTCCAAATATTAAACACCCTCATAAACATGAACAATCTTAATATTCTTTTTATTGGAGATATGGGATGTGGAAAAACTTCTATTTTAAATGCACTTATTAGAGAATATTATACAGGACACACTGATAAGCAATATTCTGAAAATGTTTTGCATATTAATAGTCTTAAAGAACAAGGAATTAATTATTATCGCAATGATGTCAAAACTTTTTGTCAAACATGTTCAATCATAAAAAATAAAAAAAAAATAGTTGTTTTAGATGATATTGATTTAATCAATGAACAGAGTCAGCAGGTTTTTAGAAATTGCATTGATAAATTTAGTCATAATGTCCATTTTATATCATCTTGTAGCAATATTCAAAAAGTAATTGAAAGCTTACAATCGCGATTTACTATTATTAAAATTAAACCTCTACAAAGAAACAATTTAGCAAAAATTATGAGAAAAATTAAACTAGCTGAAAATATAGAAATTAGCGAAGCTGCTGAAAATTTTATACTTGACATCTGCAATAACACTGTAAAAATACTTATTAATTACATGGAAAAATTTAAATTGCTTGCTGTTCCGGTGACATTTGAATTAGCAAATAGTGTTTGCACCAATATTAGTTTTTTCTCATTTAAAAAATACACTGAATATTTAAAAGACAAAAATTTAGTGGAAGCTATTAATTTAATATATTCAATTTATGACAAAGGCTATTCTGTAATGGATATTTTGGATAATTATTTTTTATTTATTAAAACTACAAATGTTTTAACTGAAGATGAAAAGTATATGATTACGCCATTCATATGCAAATATATAACTATATTTCACAATATTCACGAAGATGAAATAGAATTAGCATTGTTCACAAATAATTTAATAAACAATTTCGTGTAACTAAATTTTTTTTTACGGTGCATATATTATAAATGGCGCATTCAATGTATTTGACGGTTGTTGAATATGACAACTTTATTGAAATTGATTCTAAGCGTATTGCGGATGTTGATGATTACGATCATTATATTTCGGTAGTAAATAGCAACTATGATATGTTTAATAATGATTTTTTAAAAGTTTTTAAGTCAAAAAATGCTGTTGGATTTTTTGGTTTAAATGACGTTCTTCCTGTAGATTTGCCTATTGGACTTTTTAAGAAACAGCTTTCAAGTGTAAGAAGCCCAAGCACCGTAAATTTAGAGTTTTACACAAATAGTTTTAAGAACATGTTTTTAAGAATGGATGTAGATGGAGATGAAGTTGAATGGTTTAACTATATATCTGAAGATAAATTAAGAAATTTTAAACAAATATTAGTTGTATTAGATCCTGTCGCAAATGAAACAGCATTAAAAAAATTAAATAATACACACGCAATTGTTAATATTGAAACAAAAAATAGTAAAGCGGTTATTACTTATTTAAGGAAAGATGCTCTTACAAATTATACACCTACTCGCAAAATCAGTAAATTTGTTGGACTTTCTGGTAGTCCCCCTTGGAGAAAAATAGAGGAAGTTGTTGATCAGCCCATTGTAGTTGTAGCAGAGCCTGTTCAAGTTGAGGAGCCCGTTCAAGTTGAAGAGCCTGTTCAAGTTGAGGAGCCCGTTCAAGTTGAGGAGCCCGTTCAAGTTGAGGAACATGTCGCAGTTGAGGAACATGTCGCAGTTGAGGAACATGTCGCAGTTGAGGAGCCTGTTCAAGTTGAAGAACCTGTTCAAGTTGAGGAACATGTCGCAGTTGAGGAGCCTGTTCAAGTTGGAGAGCCCGTTGTTGTTGAGGAGCCCGTTGTTGCTGAGGAGCCTGTCCTCGACGATTCTAATTCAGAAGAATTTGCTTCTGAAGATTCAGCCGAAGAACAACCAATTTCAACCGAGGAATCCACTGGAGAACCCACAGCAAGTCCAAAAAAACGCGGTCGGCCTAGAAAACAAAAATAAACATGTTAATTCAGGTAGAGATAAACTTATTTAATATTTAATAATAATATAATGTCAAATCAGACTTTTAAAAATCAGATTCCAACAGAATTATTATTTGAACTTTTAGATAATATATGCAGCAAAACTGATAAATATTATATTATTAACAATGACTCTTATAAAAAAGGTATATTTACAAACGGGATTAACGAATTCTTTGAGAAATGTAAACCTTATTATCATTTATCAAAACAAAAGTATTTAGAGAGAAAACTAACTTATAATGTATTTACAACTGTTTTACGACAAATCTGCAACTTTAATAAAATAACATACACATCCCAAATAAAATATGACAAATCTAACTACAACATAATTTACTATGTTTATTTTGCAAATATATAATATAATTTTATAACTAAGAGTCATGAAATTATATTCCATTTTATACAGTTTTTTTGATTGCCTGTCGTGCAAAACTCTACCAGATGATTATGATCCTGTGTATGACTACAGTGATGAAGAAAATGAAGAAATGCGAAGTTGGCCTTACCAGTTTTTTATGGTCAGATGAAATTAGCTTTTAAGGTTTTGGGTCTGTATTTTTTCTTATCAAATGTGTAGCAAATGGCTGAGGTTTAAGACCCCATAGACCAAAACCAGATGGAACTTGCCAGTAACCAACCCATTTTTTGGGTCTATCTATCATTGGCTCAATCGTTCCCTTCTTAGAATCAGGCGTGCTAGCCAATAAAATATATTTGCTTATTATTACATTTGATTCCAATACTTGTTTGGGCGAAAGTCTCGCAAACCATTCATAATGACGACGGTTCAATATCTCTTTTGCAGGAATATAAATACCATAGGCCTGAGGATACAAATCAATGTAATCATTTGATAATAAATCATCAACTAATATTGTTGTGTCATCCATGGTCTTTGTTCCAATTAATTTTCCAGGAATTAATTTAACTTGACCTTTATTTGCACGAGTATTGCACCAACGATTAAAGTCTCCCAAAAACTCCGATTGAGCCGTATAATCAGATGACACTTTTCTTTGCATAAAATCTATTAATTCTTGCATTACCGGATTTTCTTTTGTAGAACCCATAAAGCTTGTGTCCGCATAAAACTCGTGAGTTGTTGATGTAATATTTCTATCCACAGTTTCACAAACAAACATTTTCTCTCCACTTGTTCCCATATTATACAATTCTATTAGGTCTCTCATGCACAAAAATGATGGAGGTACTACCATTCCTCCATAAATATATAATAATTTTGAAATTGCGAGAGAACGAACATAATCTAAAACTGGGGTTGAAATTGTTTTCATATTAACAGACCATCCAGGAATAAGTTTTGCAAAAGAATCATCGTCTATTAAACATATGCGGAAAGATTCTTCGCATTGATTTATAATACTCTTAACTGTTAAATACATGTATGGCTGATTCAACTCAAATGAACTGCGTGAGCCAAAACTTATCCAGTTTCTGGCATTATATTCATATGTTATAGGAATCCATAAAATTGGTTTTTTTTCTTTGGCTAAATCTGTATCCATTAATAAATATTTTTGAATTGAATTATAGTTTTCGCTATTTTCTTCTCTCATGCGTTTATCTTCATATCTATTGTATAAAAACCATACAATCATCAAAACAATTAACAGATATATGTAATTCGTGTAATTTTTTATCTTAAATGGCATATATAATATTATTATAGATTTTATTTCATCTAGATGCCATTATTTATTCTTTAATAATTGCAATCCGCTCCAGAATTCTTGGTTCTTTTGTTTTGCCATCTCAGTCTGTTTTGCTAATTCATAGGCTCTTCTAATTGCCTTTTCTTCTTCTTTTTCATTTCTTTGTTTTAAATACTGTTCTGCTTGTTGTTCTGACAATGGTTTTGTATCCTGATTGTTTCTATAACTCATATATTCATTTACGCTTCCAAATTTTTGTTTCTGTTCGTAGTCTTCTTCTGTAACAGGAATAACAGTTTCTGTGTGAGCTTTATATAAATCTTGAAAGCCTAATCCGCTAAATAAACCAGAATCATAAGTCCCGGGTGCATCATTTGACAATTCTGATGAAGATATAGAATTGTTAGACCATAATTCCTGAACATCTTCTCTCACAATGAGAGAACGAGCTTGTGATTTTTTTTTATCAAATTCTTGTTTCATTGTTGCCATTGACACATTTTTTGCTTGTTCTATGTCCTCATCGGTCTTTAACCAATCACCATATCCTTTTTCTTCGTGTTCATTGGATAACTTATTTCTCTCAAACTGTTCATTGAACCATCTATTAAAGTTGGCACTCTTCTTAAATTTTTCATTGGATTCAAAGAATTGGTCTAATAGAACCGTCTTGTCTTCATCTGAATAAGTTGAATATTCTGTATTTTTGGGATTCTTACTATCTACATCTCCGCGTTTTTTGAATTCCCATACAGAATATAACATCTTATATGCCTTTGAATAAAAAAGAAAATAATCTGCCGGAAGATTGGATTTGTCTGGATGTGTCTTTAAAACAATCTGTTTTGCTCTTTTCATATCATGTTCATCAAAATTAACAGGAACTTTAAATAAAGAGAGAATGTCTTGTAAGTTATAATTGTTTATATCTAAATCTACTGAGTTCATATACAAACATTAGAAAAGGTTATATTAAAATTTACCTCAAACTAATCAATTAACAAATCTACGCCATTGTCTACTACATTGTCAAGTACTTGATATTTAGCTTCATTTGCTGCCAACTTTTGTTGGCGAAATCTTTGCAATACATTAAAAACATTCCCCGTTTGTTTATTTATATTTTCAAAACATTTGTCAGTTAATTCAATTACTTTTGTGCTGCTTGTTGAAAGAATTGGACTTGAATCAGAATCTTTATAAGAATCTTTTGGAATTTTAATGACACCAGTTCCACCTGAAGGGTCATTTGAGTCTATGTCTATGTTGCTTATCCTGTAAAAAACTTTATTTTTTTCTGTTCTAGCTAAAAATCCAGTGTTCAAAGTTTTTCCAAATAGTCGCATCATTGCGTACCATTGACCGCATATTTTCAAAAAACAAGCAATATACTTGTCCTCAATCATAATTTTGCATGTTCTTGGTTCATTTTCATCGTCAAACTTTACAACAAACTCTGGAACTTGAAGCGTTTCAACACTTTTAATAGCCACATTCTTTGAGGTTACATATATAATATGATTGTTTATTCCATTCATGTTAATGCAAGTATCCCACACCTCGTTTAACTTGTTTCCTTCTGTATAATGTTTATCAAGCAAATTGCAATTTACTTGAGTATTTGGACAGTTGGATTCAATGCCTTTGGCTATTCCACTTAGTTTTTGAGATCTCTTTCCATGTTTTCTACTTGTCTTTCTGTTGTACTTCTTGACGCGTCTTTTTGTCCTTTTTTGTCTTCTGCTAAAAGCCATATTTATATATTAATTTGATATATAAATATTTTTGAATTTGTTAATCTAATCTAAAAGCAACCAATCCTCGGGCAAACACACCCACTTGTAGTAGCTAATCTTGTCCCACTTGAACAATTCATTTGATATGTTGAATGACTCAATCTTGACACTTCCATGATCCTTGCAACTGTCGCGGTTTTTGTAATCAACTGTGGGCGTAGAATGAATAATTAATTGTTCCTTTATCGTTTTTGTTTCCTCAACATCGTCATATACCACAGCGAGATGCCCTTGGTCTTTTTCGCCAAAGTCCTTGGCCTTGTAACGTGCCATTAGAAGCGTGCCTCTTGGATAGCGAGCTTTGATGTCAAATTTTTGGACACGCTTATTCTGATACAAGTAAGCAAACCACGCAGTAGTTCCGCCTGGATATTGTTTATATACATCACCATATTTGCCGCGAATCTTGGGACCAAGTCCAGGAATAGTTAGTCCGCAGAATCTACGCAGCAAGTTTGGTAATCCGGTGCAAACAATATATTTATCCTTCATCCGAATTTCTTCGGCGGATGGTGGTGGAGAATTCTCGCACCAAAATGCATTATCTCCAGAAAATGTTTCTAGTTCTCCATTGACATACCACCTAAAGGGGAGTCCTTTTAGGGATTCTGCATATAGCATAGCTTCCTCAACAGTTGTCTGATTCATTGTTAATTTTGGGTTCAATGATTCCAAGAGAAGAGAGAAAAAGGAATTCAATTTTTCTGTAAATGAACAAAAAATTCGCATTAATTAATATTTATGCGTGTATTATTATTAATAATTTGATTAACATCATTTCCAAGTAGGATACTATTTTCTAATAATTTTTGAATTATTATATCCATTAATTCCTTATTTTCTGTCAAAATTGTTTTTGCTTCAGCGTATGCACTCTTGACCAAGTTCAAAGATTCTTTGTCAAATATTTCCTTTGTATGTTCGGAATACTTTGCACCCATAGATAAACTGCGACCTAAAAAAGGGTTTCTATCGTTGTCTACTTCATCATTGTAGAAAACTTCCATCTTTAATCCCATCCCGTAATTACCAATCATTCGCTGAGCAAGTGAGTTTGTCTGTTTTAAATCCTGGACAGCACCGACGGAAACATGGTCATCGCCGTAAAATATATTTTCAGCCGCTTTTCCTCCCATGCCAACCATAAGCCTTTTAAATAGCAAATCCTTGGTGTAAAGACCACTCTCAGTCACATTTTTGTATTCATTAAACACTGTGTAACCGCCAGCTCCACTATATGTGCTTTGAATGCTCACTTTCTTTAAGTCAAAATAATTATTATATATTGCGGCCAAAAGTGCATGACCGGTTTCATGAATAGCAACACGGCGTTTAGCCTCATCATCCCTCGTATCCACTTTTTTCACAATACCAACTATCAACTTGTCCAACGCCTCTAATAATATTGTTTCAGTAATAACAGTGCCACCATCTCGTGCACATAGAATGGCGGCCTCGTTCATCAAGTTTTTTAATTGTGCTCCAGAAAACCCACCTGTAAGCTCTGCTACCAGATTCAAATTTACCGAGCTTGCAAGCACTTTATTCTTTGAATGAACCTGTAAAATATTTTTTCTAGATTCAGTGTCAGGCAGAGGAACATTGATAATTCTATCAAACCTTCCTGGTCTAAGCAATGCAGCATCTAGAACATCACGTCTATTTGTTGCACCCATAATAAGTATGCCTTCATTGTCCGCAAACCCATCCATCTCAGACAACAACTGATTCAATGTTTGTTCTCTTTCATCATTCGCCATATTTATACCAGCACCTCGTTGTCTTCCAACGGCATCAATCTCGTCAATAAAAATAATACAAGGCTTATTTTCTCTAGCAGTCTTAAAAAGATTTCTAATTTTTGCTGCACCCATACCAACAAATATCTCAACAAACTCACTTGCAGCAATTGAAATAAAATTTGCATCAGCCTCGCTTGCAATTGCTTTGGCCAACAAAGTTTTACCCGTTCCTGGAGACCCTTCTAATAAAATTCCACGAGGAATCTCTGCTCCGGCCTGTTCATACAAGGTACTATTCTTTAAATAAGAAACAACCTCTGTGCATTCTTGAAATATTTCTGGACTTCCAGCAAAACTGGAGAGAGAAACATTGGCCTTTTGCATATTAATTTTATCTTTATTTAAATCATTTGACATTCCTCCACCTAAAAATGACGATGGATTCCTCATTTGACCATTCACTCTGAAAAAACTAATTATTACACTCAGTATAATACCAGGCAAAAGAAACATTTCGGCTCCATTTACCACATTGCCAATAATCTGAAAATATGGATTTGGTGTAGGTACTTGAGCAAATGTAGTTGTTACGTCATTTTTAACAGAGAGGTCAACCAATTTATCTGTTATAAAAGGAGTAATCTTTGTAACAGTATAATCTTCTATGGGAAATTCATGTTCCTCAGAATCCTCAGCAATAACCGTGTCCAACTTCTCATTAAAATAAAGATTCTTTACCTTATGGTCTTCAATATTTTTAACCAATGTGTTATATGACTTTTCGCCAAAAAGATATCTCTTTCTGGCAATATTGTCAGGAATGTTCATGACCAATCTTGTTGTTCGCAATGAGTTTACTAGACCAAAAACGCAAAATAAAACAAAAAATGCTTGCATTATTATTTATAAAAATAAGTTTTTATATTTAAATCACATCATTTAAATATAAATAAAATATATACAATAGCTTAAAAAAATAAATTATTTGAAAATGCATTTAACCTGTTGTAATGATATTCAGTATCGGTATAACCACCAATAAACTTTTTCTCAAAAAAAACTATTGGAAATACTCTTACAGATTTTCCTGCATTTTCTTCTATGAATTTTAAAAATTCTTCCTTGGATTTAATTAAATACTCGTCACAATCAACTATATTCATTGGGGCATTTACTTCTGTTAAATATTTTTTAACTTTGATGCAATTTACACAGCCGGATTTGCAGTAAATCGTATATCCGGTGATCTTGGGTTTTTCAAACTCTTGGTCCATATATTATTGTTAATAATATTTTTAAATTTTAATTTCCTAATTTAATTCTTTTTCTTAACGGCTGCATGTCCTGAGTTTCGGAGGATGGTCTATAAAACTCATCATGGACAACCTGCGGAGAAGCCTCTTTCTTAAGTTGCACCTCTATCTTTTTAGTTTTTTCAATCATTTGTTGGAGCTCATTGATAACAATTGCACTCTGAATTGCAAAACTCTCTCTTTGGACGAATTGATCCATCTTGGATAAGTATTTTGAATTTAATTTATTTAAAAAAGAATTTTTCAATTTTATTTCAAAAGCTGGGTCTGGGTTTGTGCATATGCCTTTTGAAGAGCTAATAGATGAAGGCCACATCTTTTAAAAAAAGCATCTAATTGACCAGGGTCCGCGCCAGTAACACTATCATCCGGAGCAAATGACACATTACCTTTCTTATACATAAGAATAACTGGAATACCATTTACCATGCGACGCTGTTTCAAGTAAGAATACAAATCAATACTTTCATCAACGTCAATGTCGGCACAAATAACATTCGGGGGAGAAGATGCAAAGAATGCTTCTACAATATGAGCAATTTTCTTGCAAGGACCGCACCAGGTAGCCCCCAATTTAACTATTACTAAACCAGGGTTAGCCTTCAACAAGTTTAAAAAGACATCGCGATTTTCAAAAACGCTAATTACTTGCTTTGTCACCGCGTTTGACATTTATAATACAAATATTTTAAAATTCTCAATTTTAAACTATTTATTCTCTTTGTTTATAACAATTTCTTTGCTAACATTTCTTATTATTTTATTATAGTGTTTCTCGTCTTCTTCTTTTGTTGAGCCACCCATTGAGTGTATAACAATTTGATGGTAATCCATGTGTCTTTGAGAGTCATAATCATCGGATTCTGGATTTTTCTCTCTCCATTCATTTATTTGTTTAAAGTTTTTTGCAGCAATGTATTTAATAGCT